CCGATGGTTGATGATAGTGGTGAGGTTCAACAGATCGTTAAGGACAGAAAAGGTAATCTAGGTGATGGTGATGCTAAGATACAGATAGATTTTATGATAGGTAATTCTGAATGGATGGAGAAGTCATTCAAACCTGATGAAAATAGTAATTATAAATTGGTATATAAGAATGTATTTCTTGCTGATATTCTAAGTCAAATATCGTTTGATACCAATAAACCTGGTGTAAAGAAAAAATTTCAAGTGAATTGGAGAGAGGGGTTACAGATAGTAAACTTCACCACGACTAAATCTGGTAAGAGAAAAAAACTAAAAGTAAAAACTGTAACGGGTAATCTAGATAAATTTTATCAGTTTTTATTTGGTAAAGGTGCTTCTGCTAATAACATAAAATCATTTGAAGAGGTGTATAAGTTATTTAAAAGTAGAAAATTTAAATTTCCAAAGAAAAGGAAGGCAATTAAAGATCAATACAAAAAAACTTTAAAACGTATGAAGTTGGATATACCAAAGGAAGTGAGATGATTAAATTAAAAGAACTGATAAATGAAACTATGGCCATGTCGCCGTTGAAACATGATCAATGGTATCCAGCACACACACGAGATGCTTTACAGTGGACATTGACTCAAAATTATATTCCTTTATATCCAAAACAAATAGAGAGTTTATTTGGAAAAATACCTGTAAATGCTTTTCATGCTACTAGTCCAGAAAGTATAGAAAGTGTATCAAAAATACTTGGTAAGAAAAAATCAATATCAACATTTACCAAAGCTAACAAATCATCAGGATTAGCAAAAGGTCGTGGAGTTCAAACAGGTAGTGGTGGTGTGGTCTTTTATGTTGAAGGACTACTATTAGGTCGTAAGGCTGAAGATTTTGACACCGTGCCAGATAGAACAGGTCGTAGATGGGTAATGGGACATCATGTATTTGGTACTGGTTCTCAATTAGTAAGAAATGTAATTAAAAAAGCTGGGTTGCCTGATTATGGTGAGTGGAGAGATATTGAAGATGAGATTGTAGGAGAAGTTGAAGATGATCCTAAAAACAAGGATTTGGGATGGAAAGAACAAGATGCATTGGTTAAGAAGAAATTAGCACCTATTGTTCAAAAACATATTAAGAAATATATCGATACTACAAATGCTCTATTAAAAAAACATAAGGATAGGGTTCAAGCTAGTATGAGAACAAAGAGTACAGAAAACTCTAGTTATTGGAATGAAATATTGATTTACAATACAAAGGTAATAGATTGTTTTGTTTTAAAAAGGGTTTATGATGATTATTATTTTCAAAACGATAGTCGTGATGTTAAATCATATAAGTCAGAATTATTAAAAATAGTGCCAGAGAACAAGGTAACAGTTGGATCTCCAGCACAGTTTCGCAAATGGTATACAACAAGAGAAGGTGAGATTACGGTATGAGCAATATAAAAAAGATACAAGATATGATCAGTGGTAAATACAAACAACGTGTATCTATAGGTTATGAAGGTAAGACAACAAATCAACGAAAAGAAGGTGAGGAGTGGGTTGATGCTCGTGGTCGTAGTTGGACAATCAAAGATGGTAAGAGAAAACAAATCACAAAAGTACCACCAAGAGGTTTTGACAAGTGTAATGGTTGGGAAGGTAGTGATTGTAGAAAAATGATATTGAAAACCATAGATCAAGAGACCTATAATCGTATGGGTAGATGCAGAATATGTCAATTAGAATTTGAAGCTGATCTTCATAGAAAAGGTAAGTGGAATGAATGGGTAGCTGAGATGGAAAAGAAAAGATGGGAATCAATTCTTGCTGAGTATGAACAAGAGATGGGTGAAAGAAAAGAAAGTCTTGCTCTAAAATTAGATAAGAAAGTAGCAAATGCTATATCAAAGGAATCACATCGATGAGTGATCTGAAACAAGCAATTAAACAAAATTACGTCAAGTGTGCTAAAGATCCGTCATACTTTATAAATCAGTATTGTACGATTCAACACCCACAACGAGGTAAGATAAAGTTTAAATTATATCCATTTCAATACGATGTATTAGAAGAGTATCAAAAACATGATTACAATGTTATATTGAAATCAAGACAGTTGGGTATATCTACTTTAAGTGCTGCTTATGCTTTATGGATGATGTTATTTCAAAACGATAAGAATATTTTGGTTATTGCAACATCCAAAGATACTGCAAAAAATCTCATTACAAAGGTTCGTATTATGTATGAAGCTTTACCAGCATGGTTAAAAACTGCTATCGTTGAGAACAACAAACTTTCACTAATATTTAAAAATGGTTCACAGATAAAAGCTATTGCTTCCAATGAATCAGCTGGTCGTTCAGAAGCTCTATCACTTTTGATTATTGATGAGGCAGCATTTATCGATAAGATTGATACAATATGGACTGCTGCTCAACAGACATTAGCTACTGGTGGTCGCTGTTTAGCCATATCAACACCCAATGGTGTGGGTAATTGGTTTCACAAGACATGGCAAGACGCCAAGGATGGTGCAAACAAATTCAACACGGTAAAACTTCATTGGACGTGTCATCCTGAAAGAGATCAAGAGTGGAGAGATGAACAGACTAAAAACTTAGGACCTTCACAAGCTGCTCAAGAGTGTGATGCTGACTTCTTGAGTTCTGGTCGTTCTGTTGTTGATCCTGCTATATTAGAATGGTATAAAGAAAAGATGTGTTGTGAACCAACCGAGAAGAGTGGATTCGACAGAAACCTATGGATATGGGGATATCCTGATTATTCAAAAAATTATTTAATCTGTGCCGATGTTGCAAGGGGAGATGGAACTGATTTTAGTGCAGCACATGTATTTGACATTGAGGAAATGGAGCAAGTTGCGGAATATAAAGGGCAACTCGGCACAACAGAATTTGGTAACTTTCTTATAGAGTTAGCCACAAAATACAACGATGCCCTATTGGTTGTTGAGAACAACAACATAGGTTGGGCTACATTACAAACAATTATCGACAGAGGGTATGAGAATTTGTTTTATCAAGAGAAAAATCACTTAGTGGTTGATGAGGATAACAAACATACAAATAGATACAGAAGTATTGATAAGAACAAGATACCTGGTTTCACCACTACATTGAAAACTAAACCTTTGATCGTAGCTAAGATGGAAGAGTATACTCGTGAGAAGATGGTGAAATTAAAGTCAACTCGATTAATTGATGAGTTGTTTGTATTTATATATAAGAATAGTAAAACCGAAGCTTTAGATGGATATAACGATGATTTGGTGATGTCCTACTCCATATTGCTATGGATTAGGGATACTGCCATCAGAATCCAATCTGAAAGAAATGAATTGCAAAGCAGTATGTTAGGAGCAATTGGTACACTTAATGAAAAGTCACCAATAATGACATCAAATAAACCAAAGAACAATCCTTATGAAATCGACATCAACGGTGAAAAAGAGGATCTGAGTTGGTTACTAGGATAATAAATCATGGCAGATAATATTTTTACAAGACTTGGTAGATTATTTCAATCAAATGTTATAATCCGAAAAAGAGATGACAATAAATTAGTCGTTAGAGATTTAGATTACACTCAAACGGCTCTTCAATCTAATTTTATCGAAAGATATAATAAGATGATTCAAAAAACCTATACGAATCCATATAGTTCAGCACAAAATCAAAGAGCTAGTTATGAAATTCGTAAGATGGATTTGTTCAGAGACTATGAATTGATGGATCAAGATCCAATTATTGCTTCTGCTTTGGATATCTATTCAGATGAATCAACAGTTGATAATATAGAGGGTGAGGTTTTACATATAAAGACGGAGAATAATAAGGTTAGAGCAATTCTACATAATTTATATTATGATATTATGAATATCGAATTCAACCTGTGGAGTTGGATAAGAAACCTTACAAAGTATGGTGATTTTTATCTTCAGTTAGATATTGTGGATAAGTACGGTGTGGTAAATATAAAACCAATATCATCGTATGATATGACACGATTAGAAGATCATGATCCTAAAAATCCACAATTGATACAGTATGAAGTACTCAATGCTGGTGAAAAAGAAATAAAAGAAAATTATGAGATAGCTCATTTCAGATTACTTGCTGATACTAACTTCTTACCCTATGGAAAGAGTATGCTCGAGGGTGGTAGAAAGATATTCAAACAGTTGACTTTGATGGAAGATGCTATGTTGATACATAGGATAATGAGAGCACCTGAGAAAAGAAT